CATTAACTTAATCGCTGCACTGGTAAATCGGATGAACTTGCAATAACGACTTTCGCAAGAGGTCTAATAATTATTTAAATTATGGTCAGATACACATAAAAAATAATAATCCAATTAACGGAATAAGAGGAATTTTGGCATCTCTGGTGATGTTCAGCCATGCCTTTAAAGAGTTTTATATCTATCTTGGCAATCAATGGATTTATGATAAATCCTATTTCGATCTAATTGGTTTTGGCAATCAGGCGAGCAATACAGGAAAAATAGGTGTTGCGATCTTTTTTATGATATCTGGATACCTTTTCTATAGATTACTGAATGCATCTACCTTTAATCTTAGTAAATTTATAAAGAATCGTTTTCTTAGAATTTTCCCGCTTTATGCATTCGTTGTCTCATTCTGCGTTGTTGTAGGGCTAATTTTTGCTGATTATGTACTTGATTGGGACTTAGTTATTGGAATTACCAAGTGGTATATGCTTTTTGGTAGTTATGATGTTCTAAATATGGTTGAGATGACTAAGGGCGTAGAATGGACTCTAAAGCTCGAAATCCTCCTATATGCCAGTATTCCTGTTCTTTTTTATCTATTCAAAAAAATAGATAATAAAGTTATTAGGCATCTCTTGATACTCGGTTCAATCTTATCAATTTTTGTTTTAGGCTTCTTGCTGCGTATTTACGGAAAAGTCTATATAGATCCACGTGCTGCTTTATGTTTCTATGTTGGCTATATCGCACTTGAAATAAAAGAATTTAAATCTTTGACCATTTTCTTACAATCAAAATTTGCAACAATATTAGCCATATTGCTTTTCATATCCTCATTCTTTGTATCTAGCCATAATTTATTTTATCTATACTTAATTGGCTCTTGCGGGTTCCTCTTCCTATGCCTAACTTCAGGGAATAGTATTTTTGGTCTCTTAAACATTGAGCCCTTACAAAAACTCGGCGAGATCAGTTACAGTATTTATTTGATTCATGGTTGTGTACTTTATGGCTTTATGCAATTCATCAAATATTTTTCAATAGAAAATCATTTAGTTTTAGTTTTGCTTTTAATGATGTTTTTCTTCGCCACCTATACGCTTTCAACTTTATCATTCATCCATATTGAGCAGAGATTCTTAAATTTTAGTTTTAACAAGAAACCTAAGCTAGACGACAAAGCTATCTTAGAGAAGTAATTGAAAAATAAAGCCCTCACTTAGAGGGCTTTTCTACAATTGAAATGATTGCAGCATGCCGTTGCTGACAATCGACATACTTGCGACGATCATCAATCATAATTGGCAGCACATCCTTGCCCTGCCCTGATTCCAATTTCTGCAAATCAGGGCATGCCACTTTCAGATTAGCCGGTATTACCAGCTTCGTTGATGAGACGCACCCCGTCATCATCAAGACAAGTGTTGATATAGATAGGACGATCCACGATCTTTTGCACTGTACGTGTAATCGTTTCTGTTTTGACTCGCTCGGTTTCTTTTGTTTGTTCATAATCTTCACTTGCCTTCTGTGCTTTGTCTTTTGCCGCTTCTTCTGCGTCTTTATATGGTTTGATGGCTTTCGCTACTTCTTGCTGAACCTTGGCTTCACAAGCGATTTCAGCACTATTCAAATCAGAAGCCAGTGAGTTTGATTGCCACGTCTGAAAGAATGCATAAATCAAAAGAATGATGATCAAGGTCCAGCGTTTGTTATCCCAAATCCAATAGAGAATCGGCATTAGTTCTCTCCCATGCATTTTTCATAACGTGCTTGCTGACGAGTCCAAACGCCATAACAGCCGTTCTTGCGAATTGAGCAATCTTTCTTAGCAACGTATTTCCATTTCAAAAGTGACTTACATGCTTGAACATAGTTACGAGCTTTCAGGTTACGAAGCATTGACGATTGAGACCATGCACCAGTACCGAACTGGTACGTGAAATCCATGTACAAGTCATATTCATTTTGCGAAAGTGGAACGCCAAGCAAAGACTTATTGAAAATCTTGGCATCTTTGTTCATATGAAATTTTAGATATTCAGCAGCTTGTTTTTTGGTAATTGCTGGATCTGAGATTTTTACTTTCTGACCATTTGGGTAAACCGTTGTGCCTGTTCCAATCGTAGCGACCTTACCGCTATCAAGGTAAGGTTTTAGCACTGTGCCTTCACGGTTTTGAGTCCATGCAACGCCAGCCAAACTAATCACTGTTGCCATAGTCACGGCATACTTCGTTTTATTCGACATTGCATTCACCATTGCCCTTGCGTAGCGCAATTTGATGAAGCTCATCTGCACGCTGATCCGCTTTATATTTGTAGTACCAAGTGACAAAAAAACTAAATAGACTTACAAGCAAGCCGCCTAAACCGATGCATACACCCAACAGCGTCATCGGATCTAAACCCGATGCCCACCCCAAAAATGAAACTCCCCCACCAGCTACAGCAGTTTTTGAAGAAGCACTTGTAACCGCTGCACTTGCTTCAATTGCTGTTTGTGCATGATCTGTCATGCTCCCCCCTTATTTTTGGTAATAAAAAACCCTGATCTAATTAAAGATCAGGGTTCATAAGGGTTTGTTGAGTGTTAAAGACTAAACGTTGTAGTAAGGAATCTTTCTAGCGGTTCCATTAATACTGACAGTGATATATCCAAGCGGCGTTGCTGGGAGTGCTGTTGCACCGCCTGCTGCGCCAACAGTAGTTGCGGTAGCACCACCAAGTAAAGGGTTAGTTCCATCTGAGCCAACATAGCCAGCACCAGCGGCAATTTTCACATACTGCGGAACTATGTACATTGTTGCTGTATTCACATCACCTGAGCCGCCACCAGTTGGCTTTGGTTGAGATGTTTTAATATCGTATTTAAATAGCTCTGCTTTGAATACATCTACAGCAACTCCAAGGTAACCATAGTTTTTTTGTAATACATAAACTTCATAGCCAGCACTTGTTTGAGTATCAACAATGCGCACATCTGTAATTGGCGGTGTATTACCGACCGTGTGCCAAGTTGCGGCGATTCCTGGCACTCCAACACCACCACTTCGCTTATGGCAAATAATGACTGATTTACTGTTACCCTCCGTTGCAGCACCTGTTGTCGAATTATACCCATTTGCACCGATAATTGTAATTACGCAAGAACCTGCTGTTTCTAGCCGTATATTCCCAATTTTAGTCCATGTATCGCCTCCAAATGACGGGGGAATTAATCTGTACGTCTCATACTCTTTTCTGAAATCAAATGCAGATAATTGTCTACCGATAAGCGATGTACTGCCTACAGAATAAGGATCACTGGTGGTAAATGTGTTATCAAAACCATCATTAGCAGTCATTGTATACATTTTAAGAATTGTTAAAGCAGTGTTGTTTGCTTTTAATTTTGCACTATTACCCTCTGAATAAAGATTGATAATCGTCCAACTGCCTTCGTTAATTTGACCTAAATCAGTATTATATTCATAGATACAATCAATCATCGTGCAATGATCGCAATCATCAGAATCAAATAAAACATTATTTTGTTGAGCGTAAACTTTTTCTAGAGTAAGTGTTGTGCTGGCAACCCATGCGCCCTTTTTAATCCTGAATACAAGATTATTGTTGTTCGGAACAAACCCGCTTATTTTGGAGTCAATAACATCTTTAAACCCAAGAACAACACCGCTAAATCCACTTGCTGCGCAGTTTTTAATATCAATCCATGTACCATTGGTATGTGGATTATCAATTAAGTTAATATTGTTTCCATCGTCTTTATTACCTGTTGACTTAAAATCTAGTGAATCGAATTTAGTATATTGACCGCTAGATATAATGCCTGCGCCTGTAAAGTAAACCGTGATAGGAATACGTCTAGGGCTAATAGATTTTACACCACCTCTCCAGCTAACCGACTTTGTACCATAATTAACAGAGCTAAATTTAAATCCAGATTTATCGAAAACGATTGTTGTGAATTCATCAGCTAAATCCACGGCCTGTTGCAAAATAGCAGTTTCATCAGACCCATCAAACTTAGCGCCAAGTGCGCTGAGATGAATCTCACGATAATTTCTATCACTGATAATGATTGCTTGTTCAGCATTAATTTCTTTTTGTGTTTTATTGCTAGCTGTGTCTAAAACAAAATCTGAAGTTAATCCACTAAAGGATGGGTCGCCTGTCACAAGGGCAATCATTTGATCAATGTATTGCTTTAATGCTGCATCACGTGAGATGTAATCAGCTTTCAAGGCATTGTCTTGATTAAGAATATAATCAAGCATTTGCTCATCCGCTGCGATTCTGTCTAGAATTTCTTGAGCTAATTTTTGATTGACTAACCAATCAGCATATCCCAACTCTTGAAGCTTAAGCCAAATAGCATCAAAGTCATCATTCACTGGTCCTGGTCTGAACGAGTTGTTATAAGACTGGTAATCCGTGGTTCGCTTAAATGGAGTATTACGCTGAATAGCGACAATAGAACCACTTGCAGGTGCAGCACTAAAAACTACGTTACCGCCAGTTAAGGACCAGTTACCCACTGGTGGCTCTACGCCATCCAAAGTGACAATTAAATGATCCTTGTTTTCACAATCAAATTCTAATGCAAAGCTTGTAGTTACACCGTTTGCAGTATATTCTATAAATGGCGTCTGTTCTGGTACTGCCATAGCCTACCCCTAATCAAAGTCTACTGTGGCTTCGTATACGCCACCGTTTGTTCTCCAATTAACGGCTTCTTTATAGTCATTTTTGTTGTGTGATTTACCTATGCGTATAGGTTCATCAGATATTGCACCTGCTAATGAATCTAATGGATCATCAATCTGGTT